TGTGTTGGTTGTATCCGATAGTTGGGAAAAAGATGTTTCTATCCATGCCTTTGCAGGCGGCAGTCTTTTTCCATTCCTGTTCTTCGTCATGTAGTTTCCATTCGGATAAGAGTTCCATGTAGGTGTACTTAGAGTTTCCACGGCTGCCACCCGTTGCCGTTGGTTCGTTGGGCATAGTCGTGGATGGCTTTCGCTGAGAGGAGGTTGAGGTATGGGTCGAACAGTTGTTCGCATCCAACAGTAGGCAAGATGCCGATTGTTTGCAAGTATCCGTTTGGATACCAGCGTGTAGGTAGGCACCATGAGCGGTCGTTGATTTGGGTGAGTCCGATGTCGGCTGACTTGTCTCGGTTGAGGGTGGTGTTGTGGGCTGTCGTAAGGCAGCGACTCTCACGCCACATCACATAGTCGAGGGTGGGGAGGAGGTTGTCTGTCCACCCTGCCTCCCGTGCCAACGCCCACCACTCGGGGCAATGGGCGTCAGCAGGGGGAGGGGGCAGAGTTGTGGTGGTCTCAGACGCAATAGGAAGCGTTATGAGCGTCGTTACGGGGGTGGGGGTAGGTAGGGAGGGGGTGGTTTCCTCAGCCCCTCTGAACGCGAGGAGGGCGAGGGCGGTTGAGGTTATGGCAAGGAGCCTAGGTATCCATTCCATGAGCATCACCTTTCAGTTAGGGGGTGGTAAGCAGCGTCACTAATTCGCTGAACTCGGACAGTGACATCAACACTATCCCATCCGTAGTCCCGTCGGGCATCGCAACCATTATGAACGGTCGAATGTCGCCCAACGCCTTCGCCGCATCAGACTGGGCTTTAGCGGCTTGGAAACGGGTAGCAATCGGACCGACCTGTAAGCCTGCTTTGATTTCGGTACGAAAAGCACCACCCCAGTTCTCCTCGTGACGTGTAAGGTGACCGCCCAACCCCAACTTCTTACGGGCACGACGCGCCTTCGCATCCCCTTTAGTCCGATTTCTACGACCGCGAGCGGCAGGGTCGGCACACCCTCTAACTCTTCGTACACCCTGTCGGTCGGGTCTTCCCAAAGTGCCAAACAGCGGGCAGTTGTCCAAGGAACATCTGTCCTTATTGCCCTGACATTCACCTTTGCGTTCATCGGTCACTTCATTTCCTCAATCATGTTGATAACCAAACTCGCCTCACCCTTCGTGAGGTGCTCAATCTTTTTGAGGTCAGGTTTGTTCAACATGTCTTGCACCTTTTCAATCTTGTCGGTGTAAGACCCGAACCCTTTGCCTGTGAGCATGGCACGAATCTTGCCAACCTGCCCCGATGATGCTGGGTCGTCAGGGTTCTTTACGACGATGGAGTTCTCGACGTTCGCTTTCGGAAACGCGTCATACACCTGGTCTAGGAACGATGAGACTTGGGCTTGTGCTTCTTCTGCCTTCTGTGCTGGGGTTGCGCTCAACGATTTGAACGCGTCCCGCAACTTCGCTGCGTCATCATCCTTGATGTTCGTGAGGTCTACGCCTGCTTGTGTTGCCACCTCTTGTGGGTTGAGGTTCTTCTTGGCGCAGGCTTCACGGAACTTCGTGACAAAGTCAGGTCCCGATGCTGCAGGCTTGGCTGTCTCCTGCCTTACGACCTTGCTCATCTCCTCACGGCTAGGGCGAGGGGCGGTCTTGGATTGGAACACGAAGTTCGCCAAAGCCCTCCCGATGGAGGACGTCTCTGCATTTTCGACGTGCGATGTCTTATTCACAGGCGACAGGTCGCGTACTTCTTCGGCGTACCCTGTGGCGACGGGGCGTGGGTCGGAGATGTCTTTGTAAATCTCCGCACGGAACACGACCTTGTTGTCGTCATAGTGATGGATAGCGGTGAACACTTGTCCGTTCGGGTACTGTGCCCAGAACTTCGCTAAGCGTGTCTCCACTGTCTCGTAGTTGTCGAGGTTGAACCTCATGGTTATTTATCCTTTCCGACCACACGGAATGTGCGGTACTTGCTTTGTTTCTTGTACTTCGCCGCCAAAGCAGGATGCTCGGCTTCGAACTTCTTGGCATCAAACGAGGTACGTGACGCTGTCTTCCACGTTACGAGCAACTCGTCCTGCATCAACCCGTACTCAGACTCACCCAACATCTCACACAGTTGAGCCTTCACCAAATCCTCCACCTGCTCAGCCTGCTCCTTCTGCTGTTTGGCAAGTTGGTAACGCTCAATGAGTGCGAGCGCATCCTGTGGCATTTCAATACCACCATCTGCTCCGCCTTTGCCTTCAGGGAAACGGTCAGCGATGTGACGGTACTCCACGACCGCATCATCAGGCATCATGCCCATGTCGATAGCCGCGAGGAACTGGCGACACTTCTCAATGTGCTTCTTCTTCTCGTCACTGGACACAGCCTGCACATGGAAATGCAGGTCGAGGGTGGAGTCGAAGATGACCCACGTAATCTCTGGGACACCAGTGCAGATGGCTTGCTGTACACCTTGCCAGTACCAGTAGTCGGGTAGTTCGCCGCGCCAGATTTTGTTGGTGGTCTTTTGTTCGAAGACGCGTCCGTCTGCGCTCATTGAGTCGATGGTGGCGATGAGGCGTACGCCTGGTTCGTCGTATGCGAACAGGACGTCTGGTTCGTGGAGTGGATGTCCGAGGAGTTGGGCTGCCCAGTCACGGATAGGTGCTTCAAGGGTGGTGCCTCGGAGCATTGCCGAGTTCGGTGCCTTCGGTTCAGGCGGGTTGGATGCCAACAGTTCGGTGGCTAGGTCTGCGACGGTAACGAACGCGTGTTGCCCGTGGACTGCGGCACATGCTGAGGCTGCGATGCGTGCCTCACCGTTCTCGTTACGCCAACGGACGTTCAACCATTCTTGCGACCCGTGGGTCGGCTTCGGTATTTGCGTAAGCATTTACTGACCTTTCTCTTAGTTGTGGTGTTCTCCTGTTCACCGTACAGGAGGGGTGTCACAAAGTCAAGCATCAAATTGGGGGCTACCCAACACGACAACTTTCTGCACCATCCCCACAGGGATGTGCGTAACCATACCGACCGTGTCCATCTCTGGGTCTTCGTTCGGACAATAGGAACAAGTTACCGACAAGTAACCTTCCAGCAGGTCAGCCCACAGCCAACCAACCGAGACAACATGTTGAGGTTGTGCTTTGTATTCCTTGGTGTTTATCCAACCGTTCGGCGAATCGAACGCGTCAATCCAATGAACCGCAACAAGGGACCACGGGCAAGGGCTAATCATCATTCCTCCTAAGCATCATAAGACTGGTCATACAGTAGGGCACAAACGTCCGCAGGTTTCAACAAGTAACCCCACGCTGGGTTGTCGGAACGGCGAGCAAAGTCCCGTGTTTCCAACGTATCTTTGTTCGCTTCAATGAAACGCTTCAACCGTTCAGTGGCAACGATGATGAACCCGCCATCCATAGAAAAGATGTACACCCACCACTGAGCCTTCGTTACCTGCAGTCCCGACGGTATCCATTTGCCGCATTTGCGTGGGTTCTGTCGCATCTCTATCGCCATGTTGCCGTTGCGATACCTGTCCGACTTCACTTCGAACGAACCTTCGACGAGGCTTTCCAACATTTTGCGGATGCGACCCTCACCCATCTGCCCGTATTTGAGGTCGGCAGCGAAGTTGAAAGTGTTCGACTCGATGTCCCACTTAGAGTTTTTCAAGGTCAGCCCACTGGCTCACCAGTTTTGAAGAAACGTGCAAGCGTTTCCGTCTGCTGTTTGGATGCTTCACGAATCATCTGCAAGCAACCCAAGTATCCGATGGCATCTACCGTGTTGTCTGGTAGTTCAAGGTTGTTGTCTAACTCGTGCATAAGACGAGACAGTTTCACGCACACCATGAACAGTACGCCGTCTTCGGCGGTCATCACATCGTCGCCTTTGAGTGCGTTATAGATGGAAACGGTTCTCGAATAGTCATCGAGAGGATGCGAGTAGGTGTTCTGCCTGTCGCGTGTGATTAGTTCATGGGCTTGGAGAAGTATCTCCGCGCCTGCGGTTGGGTCGTACATTGTTCCCCTTTACGAGTTGTTCTACTTTGGCTATCAGATTCCACAAGTCATCTTGGTCGGTCATACCTGGGTAGACCTTCCTAAGAAATCTTGCTAATTGCTTCAACTCCATCTTGGTGAATTGTTCGCCCATTGTCAAGCATCCCTCCGTCGAGGTGGAACTCTAGGTGCTTGTCCAGCCGTTCGTCAACACGGTCCACCTTGTCCTCTACCCGCTGTTGGGACTTGCGTAATACTTGGAGGAGACCGACGACTACCTGATGGTCGGTATGGTTCTCCCTGCGGAACTGTTGGATGATGGCGACCACGATGCCGCCGACTGCTGTTACTGCCGCAGCAACAATGAGTGCGGCATTGGCATCCACGTCACGCCTCGGGCGCAGGACGTGTAGCAAGCCACTGTTTCACAGCCTCAGGGGTGGCATCACCCGCTACGAACCGCAGATGCCACGGCTCGCTCTGCAACTCCCAAGAAAATCCGAAGCGTTGGGCGTTCTTCAGCATCCAGTTGAGGCGGGCACCACTCGCATTGGCAATGTCGATGGCGATGCCGAGGTTATGGTTGGATGTCCCTGGCACCGCCATTGGTGCCATACCCTTCTTCAGGTACCACGCTTTGCCTTTGTAGATGCGCGGCTTTTGTTTGAGGAGTTTCTTGTTCGGGTTGTCCGTGTGCCTTTGGTAGAAGCCATACTCTTGGGTTTCGAGCGAACGGTAGGTGTCCGCTTGCGAGGTTGGGGAGAGGTCGATGCCTTCGGCGTTGGCGGCTGCGTCCATTGCTTCGTATGCGTCAGCCGCACAATGATGGAGTTTGCCTTTGCCTTCAATGCTGCGAAGAAGTTCTGGACCGAGTTCACCAGGTTTTACCCCTTTCAGGTGAGAACACAGAGTTACCTTGACAATCGGGAGGACGGTTGCCATTACTTCTTCCCGAACGCTTCAGCAATCTCCTCACTTGTCAACTCGCCGTCAGTGGAGGCGGCTGCAAGTTTCTGGATGACTTGGACGACAGCCATGAATCCTGCGAGCAGGGCAGACTTGGCTACCGACACACCGATGACTGCACCACCCGTAACGGCTGGCAGGGCGTTGGCAAGGAACAAGGAGAAGAGACGCTGCCCAAGGTCAAGGAACTTGGCGACGGTCTTGTTTGCTACTTCCATGAATCTACTCACTGTCTTCCCCTATCGTGAAGGTCAGCACAGAGTGTAGCACCAGTGCTACGCCTGTAATCCAGAGGGCTTGCTTCAACGTAGGACCCGAAAGGGTAATAAGTACCATGCCCGTGCCCGCAAGGGTCCACGAGTTTTCAGTGACGTAAGACAGGAACTTCTTCATTACCGTCGAATCCTAGTCGCTCCTGCTGCTGCGATAGCCGCCCCGATAGCGATGAGGGCACGGCGTTCACCGACAGGGATTTTGGAGCCGACAGGAACATAGGTATCCAACCCAGATTTGTAGATGTCTACCTGTTCTTCGAACGCTTCTCGTACTTCGGTGGGTGCGTTCTGCACAGCGGCTACTAGGGCAGCGACCTGCTCCTCATCCAACTCCTCAACCTCGATGGAGGCGAACACTTCGGCTGCCTGGTCGGGTTCTAGCGATACCAAAAGTTGTGCTATTTGGGAACTATCGGTGTCGCTGTTGAGGGTAACCTGTGGGGGTGGCGTTGTTTCTGGGATTGTGGTTGTCGGTGGGATTGTTGTTGTTGTTGACGGTGGGGTGGTTGTCGTTTCTGGGACGGATGTTGTCGGAGGAACCGTTGTGCGAACCGTCGTCGTGCTGCTGTGAGTCGTCGTCGTTGAAGGCTCAACGGTTGTTGAGGGAGGAATCGTTGTTGTCGGGGGAAGCGTTGTCGTCGTCTCAGGAACGGTTGTCGTAGTCGTCGCTTCGGTGGTGGTGGTTGCTGGCGGCACGTAGACCGTCGTAGTTGTAGTCGTAGTTGTAGTTGTTTGTTCGGTAGTGGTGGTGGTTTCTTCCACCGTCGTCGTTGTTACCTCTACCGTTGTGGTAGTTGGCTCAATAGTTGTCGTCGTAGGAACCGTCGTAGTTGGCACTGTCAATTCAGTACGGGTGAACGCCGAGTCGGGCACTATTGCCCAACCTGTGTTGTCGATGTTCCAAGCAAGCATGTAGCAGGTTCCGCCACCCCATTCAAAGAACCAGCCGTCTAACGGATATGAGCCTGCTTGGAGTGTGAGGGTGACTTGTTGGGACCATCGGCAGCCTTTGAGGTTCCATGTGCCGAACTCTGTTCCAGCGATGTTGACGGTGCCGCCGTCGTCGGCTGCGACCATGAAACTGATGGTGTCATGTTCTGGGAGGGTGATGTATCCGCTGTAGTGGACCATGAAGAAGTCATATGGGCAGGGTCCGAATGGTTCGCCGTTGAAGTTGCGGTTGATGTTGTTCTCTGTCTCGCTGTGGCAGACAGGGTAGAGGGTGTCGTCGCGGGTGGGGATGCTTGTTGGTTGGTAGGTGTAGCCGATGGCGTTGAGTCCTGGTTGGGGTTCAGCGTTGGCTGGTGTTGTGAGGGCGAGTAGGGCTGCTGGCGTGAAGATGAGCCAGCGGTACCTATTCGATTTCTTGGGTTGTCGGTGCGACGAATACATCGTTCACCGCATCATAGATGTAGCCGATGCCGACGGTGAACGGTTCGCCACCCAAGTCATGCCATTCGCCTTGAAGGTTTGCTGTTGCCCATGCGTAGTCGGCAACGATGATTTCGGTGACGACGCTGTTCACAAGTTTGGCGCAATAGTTCTTGCTCATACCTTGAACCTCACGAACACCACACCATCAGAACCTGCACCCGATGTAGTGTTGCCACCAGCACCACCACCAGAACCATAAAAAGTTGAAGTTGCGTTACTTCCGTTGGTTGAACCTTGTACGCCGCCATTTCCACCAGATGAGTTACCAGCAGTACCACCAGAACCGCCAGAACCCCCTGCACCACCACCGCCACAACCAGCATGAGTTGTGACAGTGCCACCAGTAAAAGTAGTCAGTGCAAATCCTGTGCCACCGTTGCCGCCTGTGGTATTGCTGGCAGCAGAACCAGCCGCCGTTGCACCACCACCACCACCACCGCCCTTTAGCGTTCCAGTTCGGTCGGCTATGCCACCATCATTTGCAACATTCGCAAGTTGAAGCACACAAACACCAGCAGCAGTACCCGCCGTGCCAAATGCGTTTCCTCCCTGACCACCAGCGCCACTACCAGCAGCAATACCGCACTCTGCGCCAGTTCCCGTGTCGTTGGCTTTGCCACCGCCACCACCGCCAGCAAGAAGCAAATCGCACCTACTCAAACTGCCACGATTTCCGCCGATAGAACTTGTTGTCTGTGCGGCACCCTTCGCACCGACCGTAATCGTTGCGTTTGCATCAAGGTAAAGAGTTTCTTGAATAACCGCTCCACCTCCACCTCCACCTGCACCACCATGATTGATTTGCAAACCGCCCGACCCACCGCCACCGACTACAAGCACATCAAACAAACCAGACTTAGAAACCGTCAAAGTACCCGACGAAGTAAAAGTCAAAAGCGTGTACGCCTGACCACCAACCGTAATAGATGACGATGAGCCACCCGTCGCTGTGCCGTAAGTGCCAGCGAAAATCGTGTCCGTTGTTTGTGATGACACATAACCTAAATACGAACGAGTCATTCCACTACCTCACTAACAGGCGAAACAAACTGCGAACCGTTCCACACATCACCAATACCCGCATACTTACCACGGTCTTGCCCCTCAACAGGGTTGTTGTTGTACGAAGTTTGCACCCATTCGCCTGCGAGTCCGATGCTGGCGATGAACGCTTTGCCTGCGGCTTCCGTAGGCGCATCACCGTTACCAACAACGATGACTTCACGAACGATACCGTTCTCTATCTTTGCGAAATGTGCCATTACGCCACCACCAAAGTTCCTGTGGAATCCCAAGCAATCCAAGTGTAAGAACCGTCTGTTCCTGTCGTTGTTGTTCCTGTTGATGTGATGGTCAAACCTGCGCCTGTTGCTGATGCGGTGAGCCAACGCACGACGACACGACCCGAACCGCCGTTGCCACCCGGATTTGTTGAACCAGCACCGCCGCCACCGCCGCCACCACGATTAGCCGTTCCACTAGAACCAGCGACATTAGAGCCACCGTTCCCTGCGTTCGTTCCTGCAGTGCCACCCGTAACAGTTCCACCACCGCCGCCGCCACCTGAATACGAAATCGTTGAGCCTGTGTAATTGTTTGTTGATGCTGAACCGCCTGCACCGCCAACAGTGTTTGTGCCAGCCGAACCTGTGCTACCAGCACCGCCACCACCGCCGCCACCCGTGCCGCCAGATGCGCCAGCACCACCGTTATTGCCCTCACCAGAGATTCCTGCGCCACCAGTTTCGCTACTTGTTGATGAACCACCACCAGAGCCGCCTGTGTTGCCTTTCAAGTTGTCTGATGCGCCACCACCGCCACCATTTGCAGAACCTATGAATGATGATGCAGTTCCGTTCTGACCAGCACGGGCATTAGCAGAACCACCCGCACCCGATGCACCAACTTTCACGGTGTAGGTGGTCTTACCGATAATGCCTGAGCCTGTGACGAATCCACCTGCACCGCCGCCAGCACCAGCACCAGAAAATGCGCCAGCATCACTGCGCTGACCGCCACCTCCGCCGCCGCCACCGACCAGCAGATAGTCAACATTGAGCGTCGCCGCACCACCAACCAACTGTGTCGTTAGTGATGACACATACCCAAGTTGCCGACGAGCCGTAGCCATCAGTTACGCAATCCGATTGACAAACCCGTAAATAACAATCTGGTCAGCCGTAGCAGCAAACGCACGAATCACACGAGCAGTCGCATTACCCTGCAACACAAGACCAGGAGCAATCGTCACCAAACCAGCCTCAGGCTGAACCGTCAACTCGATATCGTTATCAACAGCAGTCGTACCACCCCACTGCACCGTCAACTTGATAGCAGTCGCAGACGCATTCACCGCATACAACCACACCTCGTCAATCGTCGAAGCAGTCGTAGAACCAGTATGAATCGCCGTACCCGTGCCGCTCGTTGCAGCAACCTTGATGCCCAAACCAGTACCAGTAGTACCAGCAGGCTGAAGTGCGAGTTTCGTGAATGTTGCCATTGTTTACTCCTAACTGAAAACCTGAACAGGCAGAACAATCTGGTCATCCTCACCAGACGAAACCGCCGACGCCCACTTTACACCAGACGACTGCGCAGAATCCGCAGTCAACACCGTATTGTTCGCACCCACCCCAACACGCACCACATCCGAACCGTCAAACACCACGACGTCACCCTTAGTGGTGTAGCGCGAAGCAAGAAAATTCGCCTCATCCGCATCATCAGCAGAAAACACGGGGTAGATAGTCGCACCAGACGAGTGCGTCTGGGCAGTCGTGTCATCCTGCGCACGAGTCAACGTCAGGGTAGACCCCGAGATGGTGGCGAGGCACTTCTCCTCAGCCGCAGTCCCAGGGCTAATAACCACAAAGAACGGGACAGCCGCCGTAGAAGGCCACCCTGTCGTAGCAGCAATAGCAATCGACGTAGCACCCGAAGACAACGACGAAGTAATAGTCGTCTGCGCTGCTGCGCCTCGATACTGTCTACGTGTTACTGCTGGCATGGCACCTCATCTTACACTACGCATCACAACAATAGCAGTCCCCTCATAATCGTTCTCCTGCTGGGCATACACCACCTGACGTGCCTGCCACTGGATATTCTCCACCACCACCGAAAACGTCTCAGCGTTCTCCTGATACGAAATAATCCGAGGCGTATCCACCAGGTCGCGGAGAAGGGCAAGTTCCTGGTCGACATCCTGGTAGTACTCGCGTCCCTGGATATTGAGGCGGTGGTGCATGAGGAGGGGTACAGAGAAGATTTGGCTACGTAGCGGGGCGGCGTACGCCCTAGCCATCCAACGAGTCAACGTCGGACCCGTGGAAGCGGTTTGACGGGTGAGGGTCAGTTTGAGTTCCGCTTCAAACACGGTTGCTTCCAACCCGTTCAACGTGTATTCGCGCGCACCCTGAGTGTTATAGGCGGCGAAATCGTGGTAACTACCGTTGTCCGACTTGATGGACACCATGACCTGTCCGACGAGCGGATAGGTGCGGAGGTCAATCTTGGGGATGAACTTTGCGTCGGGGACACCCCAACGGTAGATGCCTGAGGTGAGGGTGCCTGAGGGTACGAGGTCGGTGGCGTGCCGTTTGTATAAGCCGAGTCCAGCAACAGTGAACACTGGTGCGTTGTCGAACTCGTGGATGTCCACAATCGTCCCTTGTCCTGTAGCCATTAGGTCGGAGGCATAAGCGGGCTGGTTGGTGGAGATGAACACGGAGATGTCCATGCGTCCGATGCCTGTGGAGGTGGAGTCGTAGTTTTTCCAACCGAAATAAACGTATTGTCCGACGCCAGCAAATGTTTCAACTGCGGCATCAGTGACGATTTTGGGTCCGATGACAAGGTTGCCGTCGCTATCTGATGAACAGAAACGGAACCCGTCTGACAGTCCGAGAAGGATGTAGCCGAGGTAGCCGCGCATCCCTGTGATGACTTCACCTAACGGCAGTTCGCCTGCAACGGTCGGTGTTCCGAGTGCGGTGCCGTCTGGTTGAATAGTGGTCTTGTAAATGAGGGTTTTGTTGCCTGAGTAGCCGCCAGCGTAAATATGGTTTTGTCCAGCAGCGAAACCAATCCACGTAAAGTTCGTATTCGGATGGGTGTAGAGAGCAGTCGGGTTGTTCGACGGGGAACCTGTTGCGTTGGTGAGGTTCCAAATCTTGTTCTTATCTGCCCCCGTGCCAGCCACCATCAGGCGACCCTTTACATACTCAATCTTGCCGAATGCATGACCTGTGGCATGACTTGATGCCGTACTACCAGACGCAGACGAATAATAGACGGTACTGTTCGCAAACGAAACATAAACATTGAAACCATCAGACGCAACACTGATGATGTTCGATGCTGGGGTTCCCGTTACCGTAGAGAATGTTGACAGGTCGGTTGAATATTTGAGGGTTTGTCCATCACCGATATAGAGGCGACCGTCAGCCGTAACCATTTCCAGGTTGGAGTTGGCAGAGGAGTAGGCGAGTGTCGTATCAGGCAAAAGGGTGAGGCGACCCTTCTCCCAAACGTTTACACCCTTCGACGTATAGAAACGGAACGCCTCAGAATCCGACGCATCCGAATACTCCTGCCCAGCCCCATAATGCCAAGACGACTGCGAACGACGCCACAAACCCTGCGGGTTGATAGCACCCTCACCAGGCTCAGCAGACTGGTCAACCGAATCACGAACACGCGCATCATACTGACGAGTAAAAGCGTTGGACGCCATGTCCAACATGTAGGGGCGACCGTTGATGGCGACGGGGAAAACGTCGGGCACTAACTGGGATGCACCCGTACCTGTGTAGTAGGCGGGTGCGGGTTTGTACGCCGTTGTGAACTCGGCTAACGCAGCCATCGGCTACTTCCTGAACTTGATTGGGTACTGCGCCTTCAGTCGTCCCGCTTCCGCAATAATACGTTCGCGTCGCAAACGGGCAAGATTCGCAATCGAGTCACGGGTAGCGCCAGCAGGAACTTCATCAGCACGACGAGTATCACCTTGCGACTCAATAAAGTTCCGTTTGATTTCACGACCATTCATCATCCGCAAAATCACACCAGTTTCAATAATGTCCTCGCACGTCGCAGGTAGGAAACAGTTCGTGGTCAAGTCGGATGACTCAGACGAGGCGCGAACGAACGGAGCCTTATAGCGCACACGCACAGTTCCAGCCATCACAGGTTCATCAAACACGAGCGTGTTACCTGACGCAAAGTCGCTGGTTGGCAAACCAGTTTGCAGACGCACCGCGTTCAACACAGGATGGTCGTCAGCAAGATAACGGAGACGTGCATCCAACAGTTCAATGATGGTGCCCGACGATGTGATGTCGATTTGACGGTCGGACCCGTTGTAGGTGAGGTCAGCAGTGACGACACGGAACAATCCGTTCATCGTTGAAGACAGGTCGTCTAGTTCAGCGTTGACCGAGTCGAGCATTTGCGCTCGCGGGAAGCGCGGATTGAGCGTAGCAAGTACGTTGGCTGAGTGAGACGCAGCGGTCGTTCCGTTGAATCCTCGTTCCACCGTAAGCGTCTTGGTTGCTGTGTTGGCTTCCCAAATGTAAAAGAGTTCTGATTCAATTTCGAATACAGAACCAGCACGAAAGCCGCCAAGGTCATAAGACAGAACGACGCTCGTCGTACTGCTATCGAGGCTCGACGCCAACTTGTTGCGTTCTTCAACGACCCCTGCCAACATCTGACGCGACGCCCTGTTCAGGACAGTCGCAACCGTAGTCATCTAGTAGACGTACCCTCCGTAACCAGGGAACGAACCAGCCTGCGCCTTCGCGGAACTCTTACGAGTACGCTTGCCTTTCTTCGCTTTCGGTGCAGGGCGATACTCCTTGGCAGGAGCGCCTTTCACTGAAGACTTCTTGTTCTTGGGAAGAGGCATTACTTACGCTTGCTCTTCTTGCCGCGCTTGACTTTACCGTATTCCATCTTCTGCTCTTTGGCAGATTCTTTCTTTTCGTGACGCTTAGCAGCGGCGCGTGACTTGTACATGCTCATGGGTATACCTCCGCGGATACACTACCACTTGACGCGGTCAGCCCAGTACGCTGCCGACATTTTGCCCTTGGCGATATTGGCTCGATGCCGAGCCTTGAAAGCCTTGTTGCGCTTCGACCCCTCTGGCGAACCCGAAACACCCTGCTGCCCGAAACGAATCAACTTCACCTGACTGCCCGTCTTGGCGAGTACGGCATGGGATTTCTCTGGGTGCCCTGGGGTGCGCTTGGGCTTGTTGTAGCCCGCGAACTTCTCGCCCCTGTAGTTGATGCTCATTGGCGTGACGCCCAAGAGTTATCAACTAAGTTTGGGAAAGGGCGACCAGCCTTTGAAGCGCGAGCCTTGGCAGCCTTCTTCTGTCCAGCGGACAGTGGCTTGGATTTCTTCTTCGGGTTCTTGGTATCCCAGAACGCTTTCTTACTTTTTGCCACGACCCTTAGCCTTCCCTGCTTGACTCAACGCGATAGCAACAGCCTGTTTTTTGGACTTTACGACAGGACCACCTTTGCCTGAGTGCAGGGTGCCTGCCTTGTATTCGCGCATGACTTTGCTGATTTTCTTTTGTGCCTTGCTCTTTTTCATAATGGTTCTCCTTTGACGTTTCCGCTATCGAACACTACCTGATATACGTTCTCTGGTACGACATACTCCTGCCCTGGGAGGTAGGTGAAGTCTTTGCCGTTGATGCTGCCTGTGACCTTGCGTTTGACTTGCATCGGCATCATCAGGATGGAGTCCTCCCAGACGGGGTCGGTGAGTATGTTACCGACGGGTAACTTGTCGGCGAGTTGACGGGCGGCGTTATCCCATGACCAGACTTTCGTTTTGCGGACCCGCAGTTTTGCTGACGCTTTGTAGTTTGCATGATTTGAAAATAGGGTTCTCATAGCCTCGGCAAGGTCGTCGGGGTCTGACTCGTCCCATAACCCACCGTAAATCGACGGGGACTTTTTATGGGGTATGACGATGGATGCGAGGTCGGCGAACTCTGCTTGCCCAGAGGAGGCGTTGATGATGGTTGGGATGCCCATAGCCATTGCCTGTAGGGGCATGAGTCCGAATCCTTCGCCGCGGGTCGTGGCTATCCAGCAGTCGGCGTCGTTGAAGAACTTGACCGTCTCGTCTTGGGTGAACCATTTTCTGTGCATGAACACGTTGTCTGGGAGTTGTAGGTCAGGTACGCCGAACGCCTCAGGGTTCGGTTTGAGGTGGAGTTCGGCGTCGAGGTCGGCGCGTTTGAACGCCTCCAACACAATGTCCAATCCTTTGCGTAGCCATTGTGAGCCGCCAGCATGGAACCTGAACCGTGTGTTCTCTGGGCGTGGGGTTGCTTTCCAAACTTTGTGGTCTACCCCTAATGGAACTTTTTTTACTACCTTGTGGTAGCGGGAAAACAGTTCGACGTTGTGGTCGCACGGGACAAGTATCTGGTCATAGAACCGTATCCAGAGTGCGCCACGCGGATGCAACTCCGTTGATTCCCACATCGTAAAACAAGTTCTGTGCTGCCCTTTGTAGAACCCTTTGATTTGGTATGGCTGCAACATGTTGACCATTACGTCCGCATGTTCGTGGAGTGTGACGTCGTCGGGGACGTGGTTTACGAAGTTGTGCCACATCGCACCGTACCCGTATCTCGGGTCGGTGAATCCTTGCCAGGACTGGTAGTTCAATCTGCAATCTTCTCTAGTTTTGCGGAGCCGTCAATCTTGGTTGGCTGCCCACCCGTTTTGCGTATCCGCTTGTAGGCATCCAAGTCTTTGTCGAGTGCACGTTCTTTCATGTTGAGTTGGGCAACATTGTGTCGTGTTGGCATTGCTGAGCCTGACATGCGGACGTGGCTGATGCGGCACGCAAAGCAGCCTTCAACATCCAACGTCGGATGGGTTTCTTGATGTTTCATATTCCCCTACGAAATGTATGCGCCGTAACCTGCAGCAGTCAGACTAGCAACTTCGTCAGCCGTAACTTCGTTATCCGACCCACCCCAATACACCTTGCGGATGGTCGTAATGTCGTTCGGTTCGTTCTCCGTATAAGTACCGTTAGTGAGAAGGAATACGTTCCTGCCACGAGGTTCAGCATCGAAGTGTCTGAACAGGTTGTAGGCGGTGCGTACCTCTTGGGAGTCGAACTCTTTAGGTGGGATACCCAACACCATGAAGTCGTCGGTGGGTGGTCTGAAGGTGCTCATGTGACGTAACTACCGTAGCCTGCGGCAACCAGTTCTTGTTTCTCCTCGGTTGACACGAAGTTCTTGGAGCCACCCCAGTAGACCTTGGAGATGAGGTCGTAGTCGCGTTGCTCAACTTGGGTGAATGTGCCGTCGGTGAGTTTGTAGACGTTGACGCCTGCGTAGGTGGGTTCGGCGTAACGGAACAAAAGTCCTGCGATGCTGTCATCGAAACGGTCCGCTGCCCTAATTTCGGTGGTGCTTGGCGTGTAGAAGATGAACAGTTTGTTGACGGTAATCGTTGAGGTGCCGACACCTGTGGCGGTTCCTGAGCGTCGGCTGATACGTGCCCCGACACAAACCTGGGTGCCTGCGCCTGCGGCTGTAGCGGTGCGTAGGGCAACCAGGATACGGGTGACTGAGTGCGACCCTGTTCCCACCGCGGTAGCAGTACGGGGTGCGATATGCAGCCCTGTCGCACCACCCGCAGTGGCACCTTGACCACTCGCCGTGGCGGTACGTGGAAGGAGTTCGATAGCCGTTGCACTGCTACCACTTGTCCCTGTTGCGCTGGCAGTGCGCAAAATGACATGAACCCCCGTTGCGGCAGATGTGCCCGTCCCTGTCGCTGATGCGGTCCTGACGCGAACAGCGATACGTACAGCAGACGAAGCCCCTGTGCCCGCCGCTGATGCGGTGCGAGGCGCAATATGCAACCCGACAGCGTTGCCTGCCGTAGACCCCTGACCGCTTGCTGTAGCCGACCTTGGAACAATCCGTTCACCGTCAGCGGTTGAACCACTACTCCCAGTGGCGAGTGCCGTACGGCGAGCAACAAGCACCCTTGTAGTAGATGATGTGCCTGCACCTGACGCTGACCCTGAACGTAGAACTATGCGTAGCCGTGACGCTGAACCTGACCCTGTACCTGTTGCGGAAGCCTGCCGTTGACGCAAAACAATGCCAGAAGCAGTTGAAGCGCCGCTACCCGAAGCAGAAGCGGTGCGTGAATAAACGGATATCCCGCGAAAGAAACCTTGCGTCGTCCTAAACGGGGACGCAAAATAGACAACCGTGCGTGGCGCAAAGTTCGGTACCTCAACCTGTTCACGGAAACCAGGGGTGTCCCTGAACGGGAAGTTGAACTTGGTGACCCCAGTAGCCATCTGGCTACCTCACCCTTAGTCGAGGGTCAGAGTCAGCGAAGTGATTTGGAAAGTGTCGCCAGCAGTGACAGCAGCCGAGGACGACAACGCGCCCTTCCACAACGGGTTGCCACCAGTCGGACCAGCACCATCCCACAAAGACCAGTGACTATAAGTTTCCGTAGCAGCAACATTCGTCCACTCCAAAGTGGCAGACGAAGCAAGCGAACCACCAGAAGCAGCACTCCACGTCACAGCCTTGCGGCTCGTTTCGGTTGCAGCATTGCTCGTAGCATCCTCACCTGGGTCCCCAGTGTGCAACTTGACGTACGCCGTAGTAACGGCGAACGACTGATTGCGGAGAGTATCCAACAACTTGTTTTCTGCGTAGTTTGTAATCGACATCAGTTACCTCGCACGAAAGGATAGCAGAAGTAAGGGGGCAGGGCAGGGGAGGAAACCCCGCCCCCTTACCATTTCTGTTGAACTAACTGTTAGTTAGTTTGCGCCGAGCGACGAGGACGACTCAATGCGACGCAGTGAAGCCTCGCGGAATCGTGCGTAGCCGCCGAGCCAGTACCAGCCGACAGGCTGGAAGCGCTGGAGCACGTCAACCACTGGACCGCGCACAACGCGTGGGAACGCGCCGTTTCCGTCCACGATTGAGTGTGCCTTGGCAAGCGCCTGACGACCAGCGATGTGGGTGCAGTACGCATCCACGGTGCCCGTCGAGCCTGAGCCGTTCGAGGCGTTCTCGAAAATCTTCGCGCGTGGCGTCTCAATGAAACGCACACCTTCGAAGGCTCCGACTTCGCCGTTGTAGATACCTGCTGGGTCGCTGTACACGTGCGGGTCACGCCACGAAGCAACACCAGTCTCCTTGCGGAGGTCGTACGACACGTCAGGGTGAATGTAACCCATGTACATGCCGTTGAACGAAACGGCGTTTGCCTTGCGGAGAGCAGCAACAACGCGACGAACGTCGTTCGCCTCGATGATGTCGCTTGCCGTGATGGTCGTGCGCGAGGATGGGGTGGTGGTTCCGCCACCGCCATACACGACGTTGGTGCCAGCGGCGAGAACGTCACGGATGACGCCGTCGATGGAGATACCAGCGTTGTAGCCGACGAGGTTGGCTGCAGCAGCGTCAACGTCGAGGAACGACGTGCCGCGCAACTTGGCGGTCGTGTTCACGGCGTTGCCGTACTCTTCCAACGTCACTTCCACCTGGCTGTCGCCCATCACCACTGGGGTGACGTCGGTGTCCTCGGTGAGGGTGCTGGTCTTTTCGGTCAGGTCGTTGAAAATGGTGAACTTCACCGACGAACCTGGCATTGCTTGTGCGACTGGCATCACGTCTGCAACCGCGTCGAACAAAAGTTCGCTGCGGAGTGCGAAGTACGCAATCCTGTCAAATGCAACCTGGTCTGTGAGCAGGCTGCTCTGTTGTGTCTTGGACATTACCTGTTATTTCTTTCTCCCGACAGGACGGGAGTCCAGCGGGCTAGAGGTTTTCTGCTTCTTGTCTTGCTTGAGCCAAAATCTGCATGACCTCTTGCTCGTTACGAGCCTGGTTCAACTTGGTATTCCAGTCGACAACGGGTTCGCTTGTCTCACCAGCGCGTTGAGCCTTCGTAATACGGCTCCACGCATCGGCTTCAGATTTTGCTTGCGCGTTCTCTGCAGCCTTCGCAATGAGTTGGGCTTCTTCCGCCGCTGACCTAATCGCCTCAGGGGAGATTTCACCGTCGTAACCTTTTACGAAATACTTAGCCATCGGGTTATCCATTGGGATGCCCGCTTTCATAAACGCGTTTTCGCGTCTAATGGCGTCCGCTTCCGCTAGTGCCTGCTCTTTAGCCTTCAACTCTTTTTCGAGTTGACGCATCCGTGCCCGCACTGGGTCTTTCGGTGCCTCGTCGCCAGTTTCGTCTTCGAACTCGTGGACGTTGGACATTGGCTCACTCCTTTACCCACACCAGGTTGGAGGTTCCTGGTGGCTGTTGTCGTTATTGACAGAACTCACTGTAGCACACGTTTACGTGCGCATGTCAAGTACCCTATTGTGCGGTACCGACACCTGTTTCTACGGTGCCTGATGTTGCACCTGTGGTGCGGGCGAATTGTCCGCCAGCCTGGAACTCTCCGACGCGTTGTGCACGGCGACGCTCCAACTCCTGTTGTGCTTGGATGTTGTACCCGAACGCGGCACCAATCTTTTCTTGTTCGGTAAGAGCCTTTTCGCCACCCATCTCCTGATATAAGCCAGCCAACTGACCGACCCGCTCAAAGACCCCTTGGGCTTGTTCTGGGGTATAGCCGCGGGCAACTAACTGTTCAGCGGTCTGAGCCTGGATTGGTAGTCCGCCTTGTTCTGCGGCTCGGGCACCGATACGGGCAGCCTGAACCTGACGCTCCAATACCTGCGCACCCTTATTCGGGTCAATGAAGTAGGCAGCCAACGCAGTTTCGCTGTTGCCTACCTCAGGGTAGAACTGGCGCAGGGTGGCTAGAACTTGCGGGTCGGCGTCACGAACCTTTACGAAACCTTCTTGGATGCGTCCCTGGAACTCGGCTGGGGAAACGTCACCTTCGATGAGGGCGGCGAAGTCGTCTGGGGAGTCATAGAACTCTGTCGGCAAACCGTTGCTGCGAAGCACGGTTGCGTACTGCTGTTCCAAACCGATGTAGGTGGCGGGGTCAAGTTCGGGTAAACCGTTGGCTGCGCGGCGAGTGTTGGCTTTGAAACGGGTCTTGAACTGTGTGGTTTCACGAAGATTGAACAAGATGGCATCGGAGTCCTCAACACCTTGGGCGAGCAGTCCGCGGATGTTGGCTTCTAGCCCGCCGAGTCCAGCACGCTGCAAGAATCCCGCAACGATACCGAACGCGTTTTCGCGGCGCTGACTTACGGCAGCACGTTCCGCTGCCTGCAATGCCTCAAACTCTGCTTGGCGTTGTTCGCGGTCAAGACGAGCGATGCGTGCTTCCTCGGTTTCTGTTGGTGCGACAGGCGAGACAGGTTGAGGGGGTTCCTGCCCACCAAAGGTGCGACGGAACTCTGCCATCTGCTCAGGCGAGAGATTTGCCATTGCTTCCTCAATGCTTCTGCTCAATTCGGGAAGGTCAATGGGACCAAGTGGGACGTTACTCATGCTCTAAACCCGAACGCTTTCTCCAAATCCATCACCAGATTAGTCGCCTTCTGTTTGGCTTCGGAGGTGAACTGCCAACCGTAACGCTCATCAGATTTCAACGTCGTTACCCAATCGGTCAACGACATCGGCTCTTTCATCATCAACGCTGACGCGAACTCTGTCGGCTTGCCAGTTGAATCAACCAACTCCACCTGGTCAGGGGTCTTTTCCAACACGCTTGCGGCAATCTGCTTGTACGGCTGGAAGATGGTTTCAACGGAGATGCCACGGTCCAGCAGGTCAGCGAACGGTTTGTAGGACACCTTGGCGATGTCACGCAGATTGTTGCGGAGCATGTCTTCGGTCATCACGACACCGCTGGCGGGGTCAACCTCACCCGCGAGGATGCGGGCAATCGTCTGGTCGTCAGCCTGCTGACCATACGCACGATAGATAGCACGAACACGGGCAACATCCTCACCGCCCAACGCAGTCTTAGCAGCAACGGATTCACCGAACGCAGGCTGGGCTGCTCCACGTTTGAACGCGGCACGATAAACAAGGCGACCAAGTTCCACGGCGTCTGACTGGTTGCGTGCGGCAGTTGTGGCAACTTCTTCCAATGTCGCCGCGTCGAACTGGATTTCGCCGTATTCGCTTTGAATCTTGCGAACTTGCGCCTGAATCAAATCACGTTTTGTGCCAGGGTCAGAAACGTCAAACTTTTCTTGGTTCGCGTCCGCGTTGAGTGCATACGGAGTTTTCTTGAACTCTCGGAGGAACTCCTTTTGTCCTTCGTCGGACTTGAACCAGCCCTGCTCAACGGCTTTGCGCAACAGTTCGGGAACACCCTCGTATTTAGGGTCAAGAAGGTATGCGTATTCGCCAGCCTGTTCAGCGACAAGCGTTTCCCAGTTCGCTTGCGGTTTCTTGCCAGCCTTCAAATCCTCACGAATCTTCTTACGGTTCGCAGGCGTGTCAGGCAAACCTGACGCAGCAAGAGCGGCATCGACATCCGCTTTTTTGACTGTTACGGTTTCAGCCCTAGCACCAGTACCACCAGCAGGGGCGGGTGGTGGAGTGCCTTGGAATCCAGCGATTTCGGCAGCAACATCAGGTGCCGCACCGCGTTGACCGCCAACCGTTGCTGCTTCACGTTGGGCGGTAGCAGTTGGGAACGGTGCACGGGTCGTCAATGCGTCAAGACGGGTTTGGGAATCAGCCAATTTTTGTTCGGCGTCAGCAAGCGCTTGTTCCGAGATTCGCCCTCTCTGGAAACGATTCCTTTCCGTGCGCAAGTTTTGAGTATAAAAGTCAACGTTTTCTTGCGCTTGGGCAATCTGGTTACGAAGACTTGTTTGCGCTGTCGATATCTCTTGTTGACGGGCAACCTCAGCGTCACGACGTTTCTTCAATTCGGGAATGAGTTCGTCACGCAACTCTTTCAGCGTGTAACTTTGCCCTTCAAACTCGTACGGTCCTTTGAACTTCGGGTCATTGAGGGCGTCTTCCGCCATCTTCAGGTCATTCGCTGCAGCCATCAGCCACCACCCAACGCTCGTTCAAGAAGGTCCGCGAGAGTACGGAAACCCTGTAACTGTGTTTCACTTTCACGACCACGAGTAACCGCCTGCTCGGTCAACGTCGACAATGCGGGAGTCTGCTCAGCGCCACCCATCGCTGCTTGACGTTCACGCATCTGCACGAACTGGACCGCCTCACGAACTTCTTTCGGTGACATCGGGCGACCCAACAAACGGAACGACTCATCAGTCAACACCTTGGTGATGTCCTCTTTGGCGGTGACGCGAACGGTGCGCCCGCCTGCAGCCTGACCGCCAGGAACTTCGTTCTGCAAAAACGCGAGACCGATGTCATCGGTGACGCCCCAACGGTTGAGGCTCAACAAATACTGTGCGGTGGCGTTCAAATCACGTGAATCGAACGTGGACGTAGTCGGTTTGCCGCCATCGTAAAGTCCGCGGTCGGCAAAGAAGTTGAGGCGTGCAATACGTTCACCACGGTCAAGGGAAGCGAGGTAGCGGTATGCCTCGGTGGTGATATTGGACGGGTCGTACGGGTCGCGTTTGATGACACCGTTTCCATCAACAAGTCCTGGACCTTTGTAATACGTTTTGGTGCCACGTTTTACGAAATAGTTCTGTCCGTAAATGGGGGATGTGCCAACAAGTGCGGTTGCGCCAGGGGTGACGACGCGTTCAGTGAACTGGAAATCTGGTCCCAACGAATAGGTTGGCAGATTAGGTGACCCGACAATGACTGGCGGCATCGGCTCAGTGTCAACAATCGTGGTAGGCGTGTTGCTCATAGTTCGTCGACCTCTGATGCTAGTTCACGGTCCCATACTCTCTGGAACTCTGGCACCGCTTCCGACAGTGACGTACCGATGTTGAACAACCATTGGCGCAGTTCTGCGGCTGCTTTCGCGGTAGCGAACCCGCCTTCCTTTCCGCCTGCAGCGACGTACTGTGCGATTGCTTGGTCGCGGTAACGCAAGTATTCTGCTGCCGCACCAGCAATCTCGTTGTCAGCCAACCGCGGGTCGGCGACAGCACGTTTCATCTGTTCGATGCTGCGGTCGAACTCGCCGATAGTGAACACGGGTTGGGCAGGGAAGCCTGGGAGTTGTTCAGAGATTTTTTGGCGTTGACGACGCAACCAATCCTTGACTTCCGCGGGCGGGTACTGTCCTGCCTGACGCTTCAAGTCGCGGTAGATGGCGTTGCCGACACGGAACTGGGCAAGGTCAATCATTTCTGCGGCGGTCAGGCGTTTGCGGGCACCCGTGCGAATCTGGCGGTCCCATACGGAGAACGAGAAGTCGTCGCCACCTGGAGCGAAGTAGGCGGCTACCTGCGGGAAAGCCTCCATTACGTCTTTGTTGTTGCGTTCCCAGTCACCAAACTGTTCGGTAGCAGCCACACCAGGCTGAACTGACTGGGTCTTGGACGAAATGTATAGGAGAGCGTCGTCTCCGTAGATGCGGAGGAAATCGGCGACCGCCTTGTCGTAGTTGGCTGTCTGCAAATCTTGGAACGCTTTCAACAAATAGGAGGCGTAGACGTCGCCCTTGTTGGTTTCGACGATTGCCTCAGGCGTACCTGACGTCGGTCCGAGGAATTGTGACAGGGCACGGAATCCCGTGAGAACTCGGGCGCGCCACTTCGCATCGTTCAGGAGGCGTTCTTTTTCGGCTGGGTCGTTCAACTCGTATTCGCCAGATGCCGATAGTGCGCGCACGGTTTCGGTGTACGTGTTCGCGTAGATGGATTCGGTTTTGCCTGGGTTGTCGCGTAGGGCGGAATACAGTTTGTTGGCATATCCAGGGACTAGGGCACCAGGTTTCTTCCTGCCGTAAGGCAGGAGAATCTCGACGATGGCGTCGGTGGATGGTGTGTCGGGGATGAGTTCCGATGCGGCGATTTGGGCGACTGGTCCGATGGCGGGGATGACTTGAAGACCCATCGACAAACCTTTGACGGGTGCCTGTAGCGGTGCATTGACACCAGTCAACAGTTTTGCGAGGTCGCCTGAGAACGGGATGTTGAACGTGTTCTGACCCGTGATTGGGTCCTTGTAGAAGAATCCTTGTCCGTCGTTGTCTGGGTCGTAGTTGACTGCACCGTTGTAGACGAGTTGTGCGCGACGAATCTTGGTCGGGTCTTCGTACAGGAACTTGCCGTAGGTGCCGAGGATTTCTCGCCATGCTGCGCCGAACGGGATGATGATGCGGAAGATGTCTTCGAGGTTGTTGCGTTCGGTGGCGTTGAACAAAGTTTCTTTCGTCGAGTTGAGTGCACGCAAACCTGCGTAGTCTTCCAACTGGCGGACGGTACCCGTGCCGTTGGCGCTGTCAAGTTTCGCCAACAACGCTTGGTAACGCTCCTTGCCTCCGAACACGGCTTCTGGAGTCATCTTCAGGTAAGCGGCGCGACCAGCGATGGATTGCTTGAACAGGCGCGCTTCTTCTGGGGTGAGCAAATCGGCGTTCTCGATGAACTGCTCGTAGTAGAACTGGCGGTACACGGGTGAGCGTTCGAACTTGCGGCTCAACTTGCCGTATGCACCGTCGAAAAACCAGTCGACCGCACGGTTCTTCAGCCCGAGAATCTGCATGTCTTTTTGCGTGACACCAGCGGGGGTAGGGACGCCGACCTCTTGGGCGTACTTCACCCACTTAGGCAGGCTGTTCCCTGGTGTGGCGTACACGCCAGCAAGATAGTTTTGGAACTCTTTTGCGCCGATGTCGGTGTCCCAAATGTCAAAGTCGGAAAGACGGCGGACGGTCCAAGAGGTGTCGCTGTTGACTGCGGTAACGACCGCTTCAATCGGTCGACCGTTCTCCATCCCGAGCGAAATGTTGGAACCGACACCTTGGCGCAACCTGCCGCCGATGAAATCGGTGTCTTTTAGGTTTCGTGGGTCGATTGTTTCCGACGCGGCGAGCGGCATACGTCGGTTGGCGATTGCCCAACGTAGCGTCTCGTCGCCGCCAGTCATCGCGTTGATGCGCGGGTTGCCAAGACGCTCAATCCATTCAGCAAGGAGTTCGTCGTTGACTTCTCCGTTCGCAAGACGCACGAGATAGTGCTGGTTGTTGACGATGTCATAACCGTCGAGACCACCCTTCAAATAGCGTTGCAGTCTTCGCAACGATTTGACTGCTTGCGGATTGTCGGTTCGACGCAACCATGCGACCAGTTCGTCGGTTGGAATTCCTTTGGCTACGGCATTGTTGATTTGGTCCTGGGAAAGTCGGCGGAGTTCGTCATACAGCCCACGAAGGTACTGTTCTTTGTCGCCAATTTTTCGGGCAAACGCGAACGAACCGTTCCTGATTCCGCGTTCGTACGCTTTCGATGGGTCGTCGAGGTTGCGGCGCAACCCAAACGACATCGCTTCTTCGAACGTGTCTTGGTAGTCGCCGAACGTGCGGACAAGTTCCTCGACACCATCGTCAATGGAGCCACGCCCAACAAATCCTTCAGGCATTGTCTTGTTGAGGACAAGTTGCATGTAACGGAACGGGTGGTTGAAAAAGCCTGCTTTGCCGACGGCTGCCATACGGATTTGGGCGTCGAACATGTTGCGGAAGATGTAGCCGCCCGTCATCAGGGTGAGCGGTTTCCAGATTTCGTTCTGCAGGTAGTCGGTGACGGCGGTTGCGGCGCGCGGGTCGCCTGCCCGTTTGGAGAGGGCGCGGCGCACGAACGGGTTCGCGGTGAGGCGGCGGATGACTCGGACGTCTGGGAGGACTTGGACTTTGTCGGCGAGTTCAACAAGCGACCCTGGTCCAGCAAGACGCAAGTTCTTGATGATGGTCGGGTTGACGTCGTCGCCTGCGATGAGGTGCCCAGAGTCAATGAGGGATTGCATGAGACCAAAGTCGTCGAGTTCGCCCGCCTCGTTTTGGAGGAATGAGCGAAGTTCGTCTTTGATTTTGGCGACGCGGGAGAAAGTCTGTTTGGCGATTTCATCAGCCTGTTCTGGGGCTACGGCAAGCGCACCAGTGGACAGTTCGTTCTTGATAACTTTCGTGACGAGGTTCTCGAACAGGTCGTTGACTTGTTTCGCTCCAGCAGCGGTCGGGTCGGCAAACGTCTCCATGACGTTCGACATGAACACGCGTGCTTCGTCCTCTGGAATCGCCTTGCCAAGCGACTTGACGTACCTGCCGTAGTTTTTGACGGCGTTTATCGAATCCTGTGCAGTGCCGACTTTGATAACGGCGTCTGGCATTTTGGTAAGGAGTTCACTGTTGCGAATGTTGTTCCAGAACGGGAGCCGTTCGCGGGCTTTGACGATGTCGCGGATGTCGGTCGGGAAAATGCCCGAGAGTTCGGCGTCCATTCGGTTTGCTTGTTCGCCGACGATGGCGAGGACTTCGTCGCGTGTCTTGGCTTTCGCGAGACGGTTCGCGGTCCCGATGTCGATTTTTTCTTTGAAGACGTTGGAGAAGATGTCGTAGGCGTCTTCTTTCTCGATGAGGGTTTCGGTGAGTCGGCGGGCTTTACCGTTCGTCTCGAACCATTGACGGAACTTTGAGCCGTTCCATGCGACGGTTTCTGCTTGCGACAAGCCTGCCGCGGCGCGTTCGCCAGCGGCGGCGACTTTTTGGAAGGCGGCGATTTCGTCGGCGGTTTGCAGGGCGGGAATGGCTGCGCGTCCAGCACGCGCGGCTTTGAGCGCTTTGCCGCCGTAAAGGGTCGGGTCGGCAAACACGTTGACGGCGGCATCCACGAAACCCGAGAGAATGTTGTACGGCTTCGAACCTGGGGCAAACACGACGTCAGCCGCACCGCGACCCAACGTCCATGCCGAACCGTTGATGGTCCCACGTACACGGCGCGCACGCTCAGCCTGCTTCTCTGCCGCGGTGCCGCCAAGGAAGAACCCTTCGCCAGCGGTAATGGGTTGACCCGTCGCAGGGTCAATCTCGCCCTTTGATGCAGCCACCATCGTTCCAAGCGACGTCGACTTGAACCAGCCGTCGAACCCCTCAGGGTTGTCTTTGTTCAAGAGTTGTGAACTGACGTTTTGCGCCAACTCTGGGGCAAGGTTCAACGTTGCGAATGTGTATCGTGCCGCGCTTTTCAGCGGGTCGTAGAACGTGCGTTCGAACCAACCTTTCTTGCGGGGAGGGTTGGGGTCAAGACGTGCAGGCAACTGTTTGCCTGATTGCGTCGACGCTGCGTTGACCAACTGGTCTGATGCACCTGCTTTGGCTAACGCAAGAATCTCGCCTGGTTTCATCCATGGGTTCGCACGATAAATCTCTCCAATGCGGGCAGCCAACTGCGGTGTCGCTGTCGCTGCTGTTTGTTCGCGAAGTTTGTTCTTCGCGTCAATCTGGTCGAGGATTACCTCTTCGTCAGCCTTTTCTGGCAACACCCCGTAGGACATCAGTACCCTTCACGAATGAAAGAGTCCAACAAATCGGCAAGGTCATCGTTCGGGAACCGCTGATAAATCGCCTTCAACTCCTCAATCACATTGTCACCCGTAGGAGGCATCATCGGGATACCAGCGGCGGCGGGACCGACACCAGGACCGAACGGTGCACCAGCAGTAATCGGTTCCATCGGACGGGCAGTTGGGGCGGTTAGCGAACCAGGTGCAGCAGGGACGGCGCGACGCGCAGCCTGCTGTGCACGCTGTTCAGTCGGCGCGTTACCTGTAGGTACGGCTTGGACGCTGCGACGCTGCTGCGTTGCTTCACCATACGTTTGTCCTTTGAACTGTGGCTGAACCATTTATCCCCCGAGTTGTGCGAGTAGTTCTTCAAGCGGTGGTGCACCAGCAGGACCAGCAACAGGAGCCTCAGCCCCCATCCCAGGCATCGCCAAACCAGGCATCGTCTCAGGAGAACCCTGCGGCATCGCCTCCGCTTGACGTTGACGTGCACGCTCATCAGTCTTTGCGACCGCTTCGAACAGCGGGACGTCTTGTTCTACGACGAGACGGGTGAGGTATGCGAGGTCTTCAGGCTGGTATGGTCCTTGCGGATTCGCAGCCTGCTGCTGAATCGAAGCCAACAATGCGTCCTCTACACCTTCGGCAATGATGCGGTCATGCTCAAAGTCGGGGTCAGAAATCAGCGGGTCGGCTTCACGAGCAGACTCTTTGGACATCAACCCAGTACCCAAACGTTGACCCAAACCGATAATCAGGTTGTTGACGTCGGTGCCAGCAGCCGAATACGCAACATAGTGGTAGTCGGTTTGCCACACTTTGTTCGGCACATACGACTCCTGCCCTTGTGTCATACGACCGCTCATGAAGAACGTTTTGGTGGTGTCACCCCAATATGCTTTTTCGAGTGCAATCGCAATCTTGTCTTCATGCAGCAACGAGTTCGCAAAAATCTCTTGTGCTTCCTGCACACGGTAGTCAACGGTTGCTGAGAGGACTGCTTCGCCGCGGCGTCCTGTTCGGATGTTGGTTGCGGACTCGCCACCGAACTCTGCGGGTATCGCGCCTTCAAGACGTTCTTGGCGTTCCAAACGGTCGAGGGCTGTGTCGGTTTTGTAACCAGGATTTAGTTGCAACTGCTGGATGTCGCCACCTTTGACAACACCCAAAATGCCTGACTTGCCATCAGCGAGTTGCAGAATCTCAGGGTTCTCACCAGGACGAGCAACCAAATACTCTTCAGGGAAGATGCCACGTTCGATAGCGATTTCGGTCAACGCTTGCAAACGTGCACGCGTGTAGTACATGCCGAGTACACCATCGAACTGACCGCGAGGCTTGTCGAGGGTGATGCGTTGCGGCACAACAGCCAACGGCATACCCGTACGGTTCGGGATTGCTTCCAACAAGATTGCTTCCAAGCCGACACGCTCCGAAGCGTTCAACTCAGGATTGTCCTCGGCACCCAACACAATCAACTGCAGTGAGTCGTGGCACACGTATTCCAGAAGCGTGTAACGGGAATCTGATTGGACGCGACCAAAACGCAACTTGTCCGCAACAAGCGGACCATAGTTCTTCAACAGGTAGTTCGCTGAGACGCGGGAGGTGAAGATGCAGTCGTCGGGGAGGACGTCGTCGTCTTCCATCGGGGCAGCGAATGTGTCAAGCGGGTTACGGATTTCCCACTTCGGTGTCAACGTCGCAAAGTCTGGCTTCAAAAAAACGGGGCTGGATGAGTAGGCGAGGAGGTGACGTGCACGGCGACGCAGTTTCATCTGCATACGGTTCTCATCCCAGAAACCGAGCATCGCTTTCTTGCGCATACGCGCCATCTTCTTTGCGTTCTCGCTGCCCTCTTTGATGGGCGGGAAGTATGGGTTCGGCATCGTTGAGGAGACGCGCATGGACATCTGGTCCAAACCTTGTACGAGTAGGTTGGCGACGTTGGTTTTGGCGTTGCGGTCCAACTCGGAGAGTGGTACGATGACGTCGCCGTTGGCAAGGTCGCGGACACGACGCATTTGTTCGTGAAGCGGTCCAGCATTGAGTCTGCGCTGGTGGTACAGTTCAACGATTTCGTCTAACGAGCGCACAGTTCTCCGATACTAGTCCTTCGGGGACAGAATAGCAGAATGATTTTCCAAATAGCGGATTGCCGCTTTTAGGACTTCTGCGTTGTCGTTGAATCTACCAAGTCCAGTGTTGCAGTTGAAGCAAAGAAGTTGTCTAACTTTTCCCGTGGCGTGGTCGTGGTCGATTGCTAAATAACCAACCTCTTTGCTTCGATAGGTGTGCGTTTCCGATTCTCCACAAATGGCGCATAAACCGTTTTGCTCTGTGAACATTTTTTGATACAGGTCGGAGGTCATCCCATACTTTTTTCTGATGTGTTTACGCCAGCCCCATTCGCGAACTTTGCCAGGATTTTCCTTTTGGTATGCGGCTGATTCGTTTTTGGTGCAAGTTTTACACCATGAAGATAAAGCGCGGGTGCCATCTTTGCGGCGATACGAGGACGGATAGAACTCGTCGACGGGTTTTGGGGTGTTGCAGCGTGAGCAGATTTTCATAAATCCCAGCGTATCACAAAGGGGGATTCGTTACTGCCATCTGCCGCCTTCCTTCAACATCCACGATGGACGCCATTGACGAGGAGGAACCTTGGTCGGACCCAACTCAGGCAAATGCAGCATCGCAAACCAGCACGCCATCACCAAGTCCGTCCCATTCTTCTTGTTCGGCGTCCACGACGCCAACTCCTCAACGAACGCCAACGTCTTCCAGTTCTCCCGCATCGTCGGCATCCGAACCTGCCCCGTCCTAAACAAGGTAGGCAGCAACGCCTCCACACCCAGATTCTCGTCTAGTTTGTTCCTGGAGGTTGTATGCGGGACGACGTTGACGCCGTGAAGGGCTTGCCACTTACGGACAAAATCGTGGGCAAGGAGGAAACGTTGGGCGGCGTTCACTTCGACTATCCAATGGCTGATGGGGTAGCCCATGTCGAACGACCTGTTTTGCCAAATCTCCATTATGCCGCCGTACTCTCGGCTGCCCGTATCAAAACCAAGTAACTCTTCCGCCGTCAACTTCGTACGTTCACAGTCAATCAAATACCGCAGGTTCGTTTTCGGTTGGTAGAGCCACCATTGGATAGCCCAAAAGTTTGTGGGTGACGGGTCGACGGAGGCAATTGAAATAATTGGTGGCTCCAAGTTCGCTGGAATGTATCCAGGTCTGCGGTCGTTGTCAATACAGCCTGGGTAGAGGACGCCGTCGCCGCCCATGCCACCTGTTGCCCAGACGCGTTCAATCAGATAGTTGCCTTGCGCCATGTCTTCTTGCTGGTAGATGACTTGGAACTTGGCGGGTGTCGAGTGTTTGAGGTAGGACAAATCTTTCCAACTCAACCTGTACGGGTCAAGTAGCGGACCGTTCGGATACGGCGGTGCAGTCGTCTTACGTGACTCTCGACCTGTGTCGAGTTCTTCGTAATACGCTTTGTAGATGAAGTGGGTGTATTTTGACCGCTTCTCTGGTTCCACTTCTTCGCTGATGTCGGTGACGTCTTCGCCGTCGTAGGCGTCGGGGTCTTCTTCGTAGGTCACTTTTGAGAGGCAGTGTGCGTAAAGGTCACCAGGTCCCAACCGCTGACCGATGACAGCGAGCAAGCCGCCTGGGTCTACGCGTGCTTCGGCGACGGTGTCCCAACGTTCGAGGAGTTTGTCGCGTGCGACGGACTCTTTGGCGTTCTCTGGGGTAGCAACGTCGTCGAAGAGACAGAGGTCGGCGCGATGTCCGATGAACTCCGAGTCAATACCATACGAACTAACGGTAGGTTCCTTGTTATCCAACCCAGATAAGTCCTCTTGTTCGACAATGAACTCTTCTGCGCGCCACAAAGCACCCGAGGCAGAGGGTTTGAAGCGTCCATAGTCGATGGAGAGGCATCCTTCTGCGTTGAGTGCTAACCCTTTTTCGACGAGGATGGGGTCTGGGCTGAGCGGGAACGGTCGTTCCAAGGTTTCTCTGATGCGACGGCTGTACATTTTCGCCAACGTCTGTGTCGCCGACCCGATAAGTACACGAATCTTGCGATTGCGGACAATCATCCACACCGCGAAGTCATGGAAGAGGGTGGATTTGCCTGCACCTGGGGGGCAGTTGATGACAATGAACTCCTTCTCGGGCGATTCGAGCATCTTGACAATCTTGTATGCGGCATCCACCTGCCACGGAGACGGAACTCGCCCCAAATAGCGTCTGCGGAAGTAGTCGAAATCATCCCACCCTTGCTTCGCTTCAGGACTCAACCTGTCATACGGGATAACGGGAGGCAAATCTGCGACATCCATCGCATGTTTCCACTGGTCCGCCTGAACACCACCCTGCTTCTTACGAACCTGACCCACCTCAACGGTAGCCAACTGGATTTCCGCAGCCGCTTTCCGCTTCTTAGCCTCCCATTTCGCAGCAGTGTTGATATGTACCCCAGCGATTGCTGAGGCGTCTTTGATGCTCATGCCTGCGGCGCGGCTCTGCCAGTAGCGGGCTACGTCTTGTGGCGGGATTTGCCGCCTCCCCGAACGACCAGCAGGCATTACTTACGCTTTTTGGCGACGCCCTTGTAAGCGTTTTTAGCCCTACGTTTCACATCCACAGTGTTTTGAACTTCTTTCCAAAAGTTGACATCACTTGGCAGCATTTGAGAGGAGTTTTTCAATGCGACCTCATCTGCGTAAGAGGTGATTGTGTTTTTGTCTTGCTCTTTGCCACGCGCATTGTAATTCTTTGAATGTTCAAGACCGACAGAATGGTGAAATTCGTGCTGTAAAATAGTTTCTCGGTATGGGGTGGGCACACTAAAATCGTTTTTAGAATTGAATACAATGTCTTTTTGTCGCGGCGATTCCTGTTGGAATTTTATGCCTTTCCCTGGGATAGGCATGGAAAGTGGGTGCGTGGACGCCCATGCAGCAGAGTTCGAATTTTCTGGATTACGTCCAGTTTGAATGTTCAGTTGTAATGTTTTTTGAGGGTCAATCTGTTTGTTGCTATAAACCGCGGGATTCCCTCGTTTTGGGTATGGGAGAACTTCAAAAGTTTTATCGAAATACTTCGAATTTGCTTCAGCAAAACTTAAAAGTTGCTTAGTCAACCCTTCAAATTTCTTTGCCTTTGCTTCCTTTCTGTCTGCCGTGCCAGGAGGGTCAATGTATTCCGACATGTACGCGGGGTTCACATAAATAGTCCCAATATCCCTTACGAACACTTCAGAACTTCGTTCGTAACCTGGAACAATATTTTCTTGAATGTTTTGTGTTGACGCTTTTTGACCACGCTTATTGAACTTGTCGTCATAGCCAGCATTTTGAAACGGCATGTTCCTCAATGACTGTGGCTCAGGATACTGAGGTTTGCCGTTTACAAATCTGGTTTGATTGAACGGCTGTGCATCTACACGCTGTACGGTCCCAGACCCAGTAGATTGAACCGTCCCACGATTCCCACCCAACCACGCACCAACAGCATCCTTGATGTCGTTTATCGGATTCTTCGGACGACGCGCCATTACTTCTTCTTCGTGCCGCCCCCGCGGGGCTTCTTACGCCCCACAACAACAGCAGGCGCAGCAGCACGAATGTTCGCAGCAGCAGCACCAGCCACAGCACGAACATCAGCACTAATCGCACTACCAATCTCATCAGCACGATTCGAAGCAGCCTGCTTCAAACCAGAAATAGCAGCATCACGTTGACCTGGAGTCATAATACGAGTAGAACCCAACGACGGACCCATAGGAGTATTAGTACTAAACACCCTGCCGCCACCCTTCATCTTGTCCAAACCCCTCGACAAAACATCAAACGACTTATCACTCGTATAGTCAGAAACAGACTTACCCAACTTCCCACCAAGCCTGGTAATACCAGCACCAGCAATCCTGCTTACGGCAGCACCCGCACCAGCCCAAGCCAAATCAGTAGCAGCGGTCTTAGCCACCGCAGTAGGACCAGCCTTCACCGCGTTGAAATATTTGATGTTCTGAGCAACAGCAGGATTCTGTGCAGCAGCACGACCCAAAGCCTTCGCCACATCACCAACGATGTCACCGATATCTTTCTTCGGAGATTTACGTGCCATGATGCAAACAGAGTAGCACGTTTCAGTAAACACCTGCTACACTCAACCTGTCACGTCGAGAGACGCACAACAAACCAAAGAATACGGACCCTAAACGGTTACATTCCTCTCACTGAACAACCAGTGAGGCAGCATGGTTAGACCGCACGGACAGATGGCTCGAAAGAGGGACCGATGATTGTCGCCTTTTTTTGGTATCAAGACAGACGGGTTCAGGCGTAAAACAGAACTTGGGGGGGCTAAAAAACTTTGTGGCTCCGAGTAGCCCAACATCACGACAATCGTGATTCACAACCACCCCACACCACCAGCCACGAGCATGGGGTGTGCTAACGCACAAACACACAAACCACCACCCCCTACAGAGCGCTCTTCAAGGACAACGTCGAAACCTTGAACACCTCCCCCCACCCCTCCCCCACCCCCCCCTACAGAAGACGCGAACCACAAAAATGAACACACAGACCAACCCTTATACATATACATACGGTGGGGTGGCTCGGCAGACCCCCAGTCGCCCGCCCGCCCGTCGCCACGCACCGTGAACACTCACCACTCACAGCGTTTGACCACTCACCGTGACCGAATGACCACACAACCCCCACCCCCCGCTATGTTACTGGCGAGTAAGTTACTGGTTGGTAACTTGTCGGCGGTTCCGCCTATGTTAGGTTGACCTTACAAGTGCGGTTGTGTCTGGTTTGTTAGGTGTGCCTAACAAGTTTGTTACGGTTTGGTGACATTCGGTAGTGTGTCAAAAGTCACAGTGGAA